AGCCTCGATATCCTCATCGGTGAAGTCCTCATCGTATTCGAAGCTTCCATCTCGCACGCCTCCGCCAACAATCGTGAGATTATCCAAACGATAGCTGACACCGCTACCGGTCTGAGTCTTCCACGCACGTGCCGTAACCGAAGCCTGCACGTTCTGACCGGGATACACCAGCTTATCCCATAAGACCTTGACTTCCTTGGCCTTGGCATCACGCTCCTGAGCCTCCTCAAGATTGCGCGTCGCCTCCAGAACGAGCGTCTTCGCCTCCTCCTGAGCGTCTTCATCAGCCGTAGCGTAAGCGGCTCGGGCATCATTAAGATTGGCTTGAGCGGCCTGAACGTCTTCCTTTGTCCCGAGAATCGGTTCGGGGAGCTCACGCAGGATTCCTTCATCGTCGATGTAGCGGATTCCGGGACGACCGGCCTTGGAGCTACGACTGAAGTTCACATAAAAATGGTTGGCTCGATTCGGATATTTATCGGTCATGAGGACGGTTTTATCACCGTCAAGGATTTCATCCTCGTCGGCATCCTTGAGACCGTCATTGGAAACGATACGATCCTTCTTGCCCCATTTCTTCAAGGCGATGGCGTTGTCTTCCGCATTCTTGCTCAGCTTCTGAAGGATTCGGACGGTTCGCATGTGATCGGGGTCATCCTTGTCGAGAAGCACAGGGAACCCGTATGCGGGCGTGCTTTCGTTTTTCTTCTTATCGTCCTTCTTGGCGGACTTGTCATCATCCTTGTTTCCCTTGAATGCGACCGCCTCGTAGAGCTTGGGCCATCCCATCTGGATGACTCCGGTTTTCGCGTGAGTTAGCAGTTCTGTTGCCATGATGGTTCCTCCTTGACGATTTGACGATCGCTCCACAGTGCATTGAGGATGGGAGTTTTCGTCTTCTCTTTTTCTATGTGGACATATTCAAATATACGCAGTTATCTGAACATGTATATTATTCGGCGTGTTGCCTTTATTTCCAAGGCGTTTTCCCTTGTTAGAGAATGCTGAAAAACTCAGTTTTCTGCATGTTGTACAATGGGAGCGTGAACACAACCAGAAGACTGGGCAACACCAGTCCGACCACTGCATCCAGGAGAGGCGAATGAACCAGCTATCGATCAGACGTCTGCGCCAGCTAGCAGGAAAAACCAAAAACGAGATAGCCGACCTGCTGGGCATGAGCGTCAACACGTACAGCAAGTACGAGGACAACCCCATGAGCCTGTCCTACGCCGCATACCATCAGCTCATCGAATATCTCGAAACAGCAATCCAAATCAGGAAAAAACTGGAAAAGGAGCAACCTATGAACACCCCCATCAAAGCGAAAGTCCGATTCGTCGCACCCGACGAAGACGACGAGGACCGTCTCAGCGACTACACAGTGCCGATCCCCGAAGGACTGACCGAGGAATTCCACCCCTCGCAACCCGTCACACCGAAGCAGCTCCTCGACTGGGAAACCAAGAACAAGGAACCATACCCGGGTTATTCGGAGGAATTCTTCAACTGGGAGAACGCTTGGGAAGAGGTCAACCGCGCCCAGCAGAAAGCCGATGGCGGATATCTCCACCTCTCCGACCCGGTGCCCGTCAGCCCGGAGTTCGACGAGACGACCGGAGAACCCATCACCTACGACGAGCCTCACGTCGTCGTGGACTCGGAAAGTGGCAACACCAGCGTGTACGTCGACGAGGCTGACATGTCAGCCCAGGAAATCGCCGAATCCGATCCAGTGAACAACAAGTAGCCTCCCCACATACCGTTCCGGCATGCTCCGTCCATAGGCATGCCCGGAACTTGAATCCAAGAAGGAAAGACACCAATGGCCTACGCGAAAATCATCGACATCGACGACCCCGGCTACTTCCGGTTGAAATCAATCGACCAAAGCCAATTGAAACAATTCCTGAAAAACCCGGCCGACTGGGCATATCACCGTCTCAACGACGACCACAAGCCCACCGACGCCATGAAGTTCGGTACGGCGTTCCACGCTTACCTGCTCGGCACCAGCGACGTTGTCAGCCTGCCTG